CTTTTAATGTTGCCCCGCCATCTGGAACAACAGACTTCCGTTTTTTTCAAGGCTCAACGACTAATTCATATCCGACTGTAACCTTGGTTGGTGTTCCTGTTGGGACAACGGCAACTTACACTTCATCAACATCAACTCTTTCTGTAACAGTTCCATGATAATTCCTCCTAACGAAAATGGCTGGTCATACGATGAATCAGTAGGAAACTGGAAATTAGTATATGAAGATAAAACAATTATGTTTTACGAGCAAACAGATATGTCAATTGCAACTCAAGATGTTCTTTTTGTTGGAACTCAGCAGGAATGCGAAGATCAAATATCTAATTTGAATTTATCTTTACAAGAAAACTAACCTTATAAAACTGCAAAAAACATTATTCGTGCGTTGACAAAAATAGAATGCAATGCCATAAACAACAAATAGGAATGTAATATTATGCCAATTGATTTCCCAATACCAACAAATGTAGGCGAGCTGTTTACCGCAGGAGGTAAAACATGGGTGTGGAATGGTTACGGCTGGGACGCTGTAACTCCAACTGCTATTGGAGCTACCGGAGCCACAGGTATTCCCGGAGCAACAGGGATTCAAGGAGCTACGGGAGCTGGTGCTACTGGAGCCAATGGAGCAACTGGTATTCAGGGTGCTACTGGCGATCTTGGAGCCACGGGAGCCACTGGATTGCAGGGCGCTACTGGAACTCAGGGAGCCACTGGAGATGTCGGACCTCAAGGTGCTACTGGATTACAAGGTTCTACTGGATTACAGGGTTCTACTGGCTTGCAAGGGGCTACAGGTGATCTTGGTGGGTCTGGTGCGACTGGACTTACTGGTTCTACTGGCCCTTCTGGAATCGGCGTTGATGGTTCTACCGGAGCAACTGGAGCTACTGGCATTACAGGAGCTACGGGCGCTACTGGAATTGATGGTGCTACAGGCGCTACCGGCGCTGGATCAACAGGCGCTACCGGAGTTGGAGCGCAAGGCTCTACAGGAGCAACTGGGCTTACGGGAGCCACTGGTTCTTCTGCTTCAATAACTCCCGGTATTATTGACAATGCGGTTCTTCGTGCGGACGGGACAGGCGGAACATTGCTTCAAAATTCCGCTATTTTAATTGATGACGCAACAACAACAACGCAAAACAATGTTGCGATTAGAGTAGATCATCCAAGCCAAACCAATTCATCTTTGGTTTTAACGCCAAAAGGAACTGGTGCTTTTATTCTTGGCCCGAAACCAAATGGAACAGCAACTGGAGGAAATGCAAGGGGCAATAATGCGGTAGACTTGCAATTTAGTAGAGGGGATAATACGCAAGTTGCATCTGGAAACGACTCTTTTTGTTCAGGCAATTCTTGCTCTGCATTATCCAGTTATTCTATTTCAATGGGGAATTCTAATACTTGTTCTGCATTTTCGGGCAGTTCTATTGCTGCTGGCGGCTCCTCTAATTCTGTTGCGTCCACTTTTTCAGGGAATTTTGCTGGGCAATCTAATTCTGTTGGAAGTGGTAACAATAGTGTAATTTTAGGCGGATTTCAAAATAGAACAAACAATATTTTTACTTCTATTTGTGGTGGGAGAGAAGCATTTGCTGATAGGTGGGGAATGGAGGCGCGGTCTTCTGGGTCATTTTCTGGCTCCGCGACCGGAGATTCTCAATTTGTAAGATTTATTCTCCGTAATAAAACAACCAATGACACACAAACAGAACTTTTCTTGGATGGGGCTACTCAAAGGCTAACAATTCCTTCTGGTAAGATATTTAATTTTACAATAAAAATTGTTGGAATTAAATCAGACGGAACCGATCAAGTTGCAACATCTGAATATTATTCCGCAACCCCAAGCACCAGTCCACTTATATATAGCGGATGGATTAAAAATGTATCAGGGACAACTACATGGAATTTTGGCGGCAGTAAATCTTATACTCGCGGAGATTCTGTATCATGGAGTATATTTCCAAACGATCCTACTGACTCTCTGTATATCGGAGTCACAGGAAAAACTGGAGAAACATGGCGTTGGACTGCTGTTGTTGAAGGCGTTGAAATTGCTTACGGAACATAATTTATGAAAACATTTGGCGTTATATTTCAAGACGGACGGAAAGAACTAATCAGCATCGTTCTTAACGAAGAAGGAAACCCTCGCATTGACACGCTCGCCCCATATCCCAAGCCCGATGAATGGATTGATCCAGTTATTGTGCCGTTGGTAAAAATTGATAAGCCAGAAGAAGGCGAGTGGGAGCCTATCGTAGTATGGTTTGACGATAGGGTGGAGCGTCAATGGGAGCCTGCAAACAATAACTAATGCCATTACTTCCACAATTCGGAGATTCCAAGAACAATCTCATAGCAAAGATCGCTATTAATACTGGTCCCAATCCTCCCTTGCGTGGAGATGGGATGTGGAATCTTCTTTATAAGGTTTGCCAGAACACATACGAGAGCGCAATAAACGGAAGTATTGGCGATGTTAGAATTTATTCCGATCTGCCAATTGAGATTAACAATCCTCCCATTAAGTCTATTTATCTTGTTAGGGAAGCCAGTGGAATTCCTTTGATTAATTCCCGTGAAGCTGGTTTATACATTAGGGTAACAAGTAACGGAGACATTTCAGACTGGATTAAAGCATAATTAAATGAATATTGACCCACCAACTTACCCGCACCATACTGGAATTATGGGTTCCGCTACAAGTTTACTAGCTGTAGTTATCTCTATCTTGCCTCATGTAGAGCAGTGGTTGCGTATTAGTTCACTTGTATTCGGAACAATTGCAGCTATCGTATCAATTATTGTAATGATAGAGAAACGAAACAACGATAAAAAAGACAAATGAAAGCACTACTTATTAAAGCCATCTCCGCTATTACTGGAGCATCCAAGTCTGTTATTGAGTTCATCATTCCGATCCTTCGGGAATCTGCTACTTCTTTGTTGAAAGAATTACTTCCTATCGCGCTAGATGTTGTGTCTTCATTGCTTACTTCTGACAAGAACGGAGACGAGAAGCGTAAGATCGCAGCGGATAAGATTAAAGATGCTGCCGTTAAGGAAGGTATCAATGCTTCTAACCGCACGATCAATCTTGCAATCGAGCTTGCTCTTGCAAAGCTCACCGATAAATGACCGAGGAGAAGGCATGGTGGCAGAGTCGGACGATCATCGGAATCGTCGTAATGCTATTGGCGCAAGCCTTGAAGTTGCTAAAGGTTGACATTGTTAATGACGAGTTGACCGATATTGTCACGCTTGCGATGGAGTCTATCGGTGCAGGATTAGCTATCTACGGACGGGTTAAAGCTAGAAAGACTATCCGCAGAACCACACCCGGCGGGAAGTTTAATCCAAACGCTGAAGTCAGAAAGGCAAAGCCAGCTAAAAAGTTTCTAGGTATCTTCCTAATCTTCGCCGCAACAAGTATGCCTGCCATCCCATATCCAAGCCATGTGTGGTATCAGAACCCAATTAAGGTTACGCCTATCGTGGATGATCGTTCCTTCTTTGTTCGCTTAATCGACAGTCTTCATTTTAGAGTATCTATCCTTCCAATCAAGGGTGAGATTAAGGGGCAGGCTGAATTCTGATGAGAGTATCCACGACAGCAGAGCGGTTAGAGATGGCTGACTTTATTCTAAAGTCTGAGGCTCGGCGTGATAAGATGGGTAGGCTGAAGGTTTATCCGTTACCTAAAGCTGACGGGGGCGGAACATTTGAGATTGCTGGAATCAACGATAGGTATCACCCTAAAGCAGCTAACCATATCAAGTCATTATTGGATAACAATAAACACGCTCACGCTGAGAACTATATCAAGAAGTATCTGGTTGAATACACTGATGTCGTTAAGGCTTGGACAGAGGAGCCTGCTATCGAAGCATTCCTGCGGGATACTGCCTTTAATCGCGGTCCCAAGGGTGCTTTAAGAATCCTACAGATTGCCCTACAGATCGCGGATGACGGGAAGTTCGGGCCTGTCACTAAGGCTACTCTTGCTAAAGCAATAAAGAACATTTCAGAACTTCTCAATCATCTTCGTGTAGCTAGGGAGACTTACGAGATTCGTGTTGCCCCACCAGTTGGCGCTAGAGCTAAGTTCTGGAACGGTCTAAAGAATAGATGGGACAACGCTCTTGAGTTCAGCAGAAAATTTATCAACTAAATATATGGAATACGATTCTTCTAAAGACTCCTCTGAAGAGAGGAAAAGAAAAAGAGAAGCATTGATGGGCAAGTATCGTGAAAAAGGCTTTTTAGAAGAAGCTAAGAAGGGACTCAAGGAATGGTGGGAATTTCAGCAACAACGCAGAAAAGGTAATGTAAAATAAATGAACGACATAGAAGCACTGAAGAAACAAAACGAAAAGCTAAAGAGTATTCTTAGGCAATGCTTGAGAGCTAGGCAGATCAACCATGTAAAACAAATTATTAGGGAGGCATTGAGTAATGAGTGAGGCAATTAAATCTGCGATGAAACGACTCGGTGTTTCTGGAGTTAATAAACCAAAGAGGACTCCAAGCCACCCTACCAAGAGCCATGTCGTGCTTGCCAAGGAAGGATCAAAAGTTAAAACAATTCGCTTTGGGCAGCAAGGCGTGTCTGGTTCTCCAAAAAAAGAAGGGGAATCTGAATCTTATCGTAAGCGCAGGGAGTCATTCAAAGCTCGCCATGCAAAGAATATTGCCAAGGGAAAGATGTCTGCGGCATTCTGGGCCGACAAGTCGAAATGGTGATATATCAATAACTTACGAAGTCATATAAAAATATCTTTTGACTTCTTAAAACAATCTGAAATTCTATTGTCGTGCGACCCAAGCGAATAAGTGTTCGTGTCAAATCGGAAACTTGGAAAGTTGTTTTCAAACGACCAACTGAAGACGATTATATCGGAGTGGAAGAGGACGACATTGGGTTGTGCGTAGAAGAAGACAAAAAGATACTCGTTGACCCAGACCCTTCTTCCGTCCTATCAACCGCCATCCACGAAGTGCTACATGCTGTTTACCCTCAGTTGAGCGAGGATGCGATTATTGACGGAGAAGATGCCTTGGTTGACTTGCTTCACAAATTCCCTCAAGAACTATTACATGATGATACCCAAGCCTAGTAGCTGGTGGACATTCCGTGGAGATCAAAGCGGATGCGGAAAAGACCAGCAGGTAGTTATGTCGAGTTCAGGCGAAACAATTTCATGGGGAGAAGGATTCTCATGGATAGGTTCTACTGAATTATTCTTAAAGTTATTCACTCCAACGGAAATGAAACAACACAAGGAGATACAATGAGCTTACGCTACGAACAACAGTTCTCCCTGTATGCAACGAGGGAATTCCTGCGTGACCTTCTTCATCACTCTACGAGGCCCAAGACGGCTTCTGAATTGAAAGATAGAGCGCATCGTTGCCTTCGCCACTTTCCGTTTTTAGATAGCCGTGGTGCGCCTATATGGAGCAAGGATGACTTTGAATGCCCAGAAATACGCCATGAAAACAAACGATAAATACAAACCGTTCTCCGTAACTAAAGGCTGGAAGAAGTGGATGGCGGTTAGCTGTTCCCACGGGGATCACATTGACCCAGAGGCTAGGGATGCTGTCCTTGCATTCAAAGAACGATTCAAGCCTGATACAACGATTCACCTTGGAGATTTCGTGGATATGGCAGCAGCTCGGTCTGGTGCGATGAATGATCCTAATGCTTCGGACAGGGCGGCATCTGTAGCCGATGATTTGGCCGCTGGTGTTGACTTCTTGCAAGAACTTCGCCCGAACCACATCCTTTACGGCAACCACGAAGATCGCTTATTCCGCCTCGCCAGCTCGCCGAATGCTCTAGCCGCACATGCATCAACCCTAGTAATTCAGGAGATCGAGAAGACGGCAAAGAACCTCAAGGCGAGGCTGTATCCATACCAGATGCAATGCCATCCTATTATTGGCGGGACAAGATTCATTCACGGATTCATGTATAATGTCGCGGCGATCCGAGATCATGCTGAAACATTTGGTTCCTGCGTTATGGGACATATCCATAGAGTTGGTATTGAGCAAGCCCGAACACTCAATGGAGCTGCCGGATATTCCGTTGGTATGCTCATGCGATTCGATGCGGATTACGCTAAAACAAAAAGGCAGACACTGGCTTGGAGCCAAGGCTTCGGTTACGGATACTATTCAGACACACAAATAACAATAAACCTATGCGAAAGAAAACGAAACACACCTTGGATGCTTCCGATGTAAAGGATGCTTGGCAGAAATTGTTTGATGAACACAAGACATACGACGAGGCCGAACTAAGCAAGCAAGGATGGTTGAGCATACACGAAATCTCAGATCGTTTTAATATGTCGATAAGTGGCACGAAAGATAAAATGAGACGAATCAATGCAGAGAAAAAAATGTTCACTATCCATCGAGGTGGAGGAATACGATTGGTTAGTTTCTATAGGGTAAAATAGAAGAGGAGGGCTTGCGCCCCCCTCTTCACCTATGAACACACATGAAACACCCACGCTTAACGAGGGGTGCGATAACATTAACTAATGCTTTAGCGTAGTCAATTTGTTTTCTGCATATACCGCAACGGCTAGTGCCGACCAAGTGTGAGATTTTAATCCGTAGGTTGGTCCTTGATTGTCTTTAGTTCCCTGCTGTCCTACTAGGTTCAGTAATGCTTGGCGGATGTCTTTATCTTTAGACCTCATCGTTTTGCATAGGAACATCTTGATGTCCTTCCTGTAGCACAGGATTGTCTCTGTCCTAGCAACCTCAGTGAATCTACCTACCCAGCGGCAAGTATCGAACACGCTGGCTCCTACCGCCATTCCGTAGCTGGCTACCATCTCGCAGGCTACGACATCATACTCCCTGCCAATCAAGAGTTGCCGCATCTCAAAGTTATCAATGTGTCCGTGGTCTATAACCTTTCCGTTCCATTGAACGAATGCTGACTTCTCTGGGCCGGGGTCTATTGCGAATATTCTTTTAGGATGTGTAGCCATTTTCTTTTGCCCAAGCTGGATTGTCGTGCGCTTTTGTATGACATATACGGCAAATCGCCAAGAAGGTATCCTTGTTACACAGGTTGGCTCCTCGCTTTGCCTTGTGATGTATGTCTGTTGCTGGTTGTCCGCAGACTTCGCAGAACGGATGAAGCATCATATACTCTTTCCTCACAACAGAATACTCCTTGAGCTTACCCCTCTGCCTGTCGGAGATTTTGTTGAGCGGCTTATTTCTTTTTAGGTTTCCTCGCTTCATGTTCTTCAAAGTAATTCTTCATCTTCTGTAAGGCTCCTTCAATGTCTTGTTCAACAATACCATCGCATCCAGAAGGGAAGTCATTCTTGCGCTTGTGCATCGGGCTTAACGGGTATAGCTTGAACGGAGATATATGTATTCGTAGTTTTCCAGAATCATCCAAGCCAATAAACGGATGTAGGATCATTCCAAGAAAACTTTATAAATAACGCAAATAAAAACAACTGATACCAATAGGACCGTATCAGGGCTTATCGGCGCGGGTTTGTGCGTCTTCATCTGTGTATTGGATTTTGGAATACCTCTTGGAAAGTTTATCCATGTTCTCTTTAATTGTCTCATCCCGTGATATTCCAACTGACTGACGGAATCCTTCAAGGTAAAACTCAATATCACCTAGTTCTTCGATGACATTAACTCGGTCGAGCGGCTTGCGGTAAATGACTGCCTTTTTCACCGCATCCAGCAACTCTCCTGCCTCACCGCAGATTCCCATAATCATATGAATCGTGTGGCACTCGTTGCCTGTTAGTTCTGATTTAATCTTGTCCCCGTCTTTAACGAGGGCGGTAACGAACTCTTCGTATTTCATTCTTCTAGTTTTTTGTTGATCCGTTCCAACCAATCGGAGGGTTCGGGTGTTGTTTCTGTTCTTCGTTCTTTCCAATCGAGCCTTCGATTTCGATTGTATTTCGGAGGGATAATTTCACAGATAATTTCTATCGTGGAAAATCTGGTGCTGCACTTGTCGCATTTGTGCCTGCGACGAATCTTGGGGCCAGAGTATTCATGCTCTGTCGAAACAACCGTTCTGTCTCCAGCAATGCGAGAGTCGATTACTTTAGTTTTAGATTGGCAGTTCGGGCAGTTCATCGTTTGGCTTCCATTCTTGTGTTGATTCTTCCGAGAGAACCTTGTCTCTGGCTCGGTCTGCTGGGATGTTCAGCATGTCGCAACATGCCTCGTAGAATTTTGTGTTGAAAAAATCCCTTGCAGTTCTCTTGGCTTCTTCTCGTTCGTTCTTAGGGCAGGCAGATGGAACTTTCTTGCGAACATCATCCACTGCGTAAAGCATCATTCCAGAAAGCAATTTTATTACCGGATCGCCTGCGGTTTTCATTTCGCTTTGTTCTTTAGGATTTGGCAGATCGTGGCGACTGCTTCTTGCGGATCGAAGTTTAATCCAGATGTGACAACCTCGCACCATACTCCATCAATTTTGACCTCATAGCTAGTGCGCTTGCAGTCGTCATCGCTTGAGTCGTAAGAACGGAGCGGGAACCCAAGGAATGATTGATCTGGAGGGTGTGCCTGTTCAAACTTCATTCGCGCAATCTCACCCTCGGCAAGCATTCGTTTATACCTTTCATTGCGTAGCTCGGCTCGTAGAGAATCAAGCTCGCACATAGTCAGCAATCCGGGGTTGGCTAGTTCTGGTTCATCGGCTGGACGGACATTATATTTCCATCCTTCCTCGGATTCCGGCATAGACATTATGCCGAGTGTTTCGTGTGTGTTCATACATCCAACTTGAACGGCACTTCATGTTGTGTCAACATTCAAATTCTATGAAGCCAGAAGAAAAAATTAAAACCTACTTGGAAGAATCTATTCGACTCATCGAGTCTGCGATGCTCTACAACGCTAGAGATCAGATCAATTATGCCGCAGATGAAATTGATCTTGCTAACGAGAAGATCATGCAGGCATACGCAATCGCCCGTGAGTATTCAGACTTGTAAAAAAAGATTGGACACTACACCGAGAGAGTGTAGATTCCGAGTTGCTGTAGCAATACAGCCGTCCGTGTGGAAACGGATGCCAACTGAAGATTAAATCGAAATATAAATATATCACCTCTCCGCTACGGAATATTTCCACCCGACAATCAATCGGTCTTCAACCGTAGCGGGGGGTGGCCCCTCTTAGTATGGAATATAAAATTGAGCAATACGAACGATGCGAAACAATGCACGATGGAAGCATTGAAGATATACTGATCGGAGTTACGAAGCCATCAATGGACAGGCTGCTCAAGATGCAAAGCCCCGGAGACTGCATTGCTCTGTATGCCTTTTATTGTTATGTGAGAAAATGGCAGAAGAACAGCAATGTGTTTGCCACCTCTGAGTATGCCATGAAAGCCTTAGACTGGGGAAGAGATAGGTTCTCAAGAGCAAAAAGCCAACTTGTAGAGGAGGGGTTTATTTCGGATGTAAAAGTTAGGACTGAAGAAAACCGAATAGATGGATGGTATGTAAAGGTTCGATACGCCATGAATTCCACCCTAGGGAAATTCCACACTACGGAAATCCCACAGGGTGGAAAAACCTCAGACAAATACCCTTTAATGGTAAATGAAATACCTTTTAATGGTAAACAAATACAAGAGCGTGATGAAAAGAAGAAAGAATTGAAAGCCTCAAGCGAGGAATTTGATTCATTCTATTCCTCATACCCGAAGAAAGTAGCCAAGCCGAATGCACGGAAAGCATGGGACAAAAACAAGTGCAACCTAGATCAAGTTCTACCAGCCCTAGAGAAGCACAAGAAGACTTGGAACGATCCTCAATTTATTCCCCACCCTGCTACATGGCTTAACCAACGCAGATGGGAAGACGATGTTCTTGTTAAACAAGAATCATCCACACCGAAAGGCAGGATGACACCAGCAGAAGCAGTCAGACAAAACGGATGGACAGACGAGTTCTGGACATGGCTCCATTCAACTATGGACAGAACGGATATTCAGCGCGACTACCTAACCACGGTAGAGGATCGTTGGCTAGTCGAGTTCATCGCATTCAAAAAAACCAACGGATATTTTTAATTTTCGTTGACCAACCAAAACAAACCAACCAAAGTAAAACAACCTATGAAACACACGACCCTCAAACTTGTGGGTATCCAACTCAAATACGCAGGCAAGATGACATGGCTCTACATCAAGCGTGAATGGTATATGGCACAGCTTATATTCGTCACCATTCTCGGAAACATCACCAACTTTATCCTACGCAAATAAAACTTCGGGGATGTAGCTCAATGGTTAGAGCAGTCGGCTCATAACCGATTGGTTGGGGGTTCAAATCCCTCCGTCCCCAAACTCAAAACACAAAACACATGAACGAATCAGGACACTACTACGACCTAAAAGGCAAAGCAGTCTTTGAAGTCCCAAACAAAACTAAAGGCGGATACCGCAAGACAACATTGCGAGACGCTAAAGGACTCGGTTTACTGCCGTCAGTCACAACAATCTTCAAGTGCCTAGCATCACCGGAGCTGGACCGCTGGAAGCAACAGCAAGTGTTGATGGCATCACTTACCCTACCTCGCCAGCAGGACGAGAGCGACGAAGAGTATTGTTCCCGCATTATGGCGGACGCATTCAAACAGGTTGACGATGCAGCAGACCTCGGAACGCAAATCCACAAGGCATTAGAGAACCACTTCCAAGGCGAGGCATACGACCCCGTAATGGAATGCTATGTCGAGCCAGTCAAGAAGTGGGTGGAGAAGAATAATGTCACCTTCCTGAAGCACGAACTTCGGTTAGTGAACGCTGAAGTTGGCTATGCTGGCACAACGGATGCACTCATTGAGAAGGATGGTGTGTTGCATATCCTCGACTACAAGAGCCGCAAGACCAAGCCTGATTTCGACATCAAGCCTTGGGCAAAGGAGCCAATGCAGATCGCCGCATACGCCAAGGTTGCTGGCGCAGTAAGGGGAGTCAACCTTTACATCTCGACAACCGAGCCGGGGCGTATCTGCAAATACTGGCAGTTCTCGACAGGCTATCAACCACCCAAGAAATAATATGACAAGAAAAGAAGTGTTGGAAAACCAACTAGACGAGATCATGGACAGCTTTGATTTCTATCAAGTCGGGAAAATGATGTCAGCCACCGATTGGATATGGGCGCGATCCGAAAATGGTGTCCCAGATCAGTATGAGTTGCGGCAAGAGGCTAGGAGATTGATGAAGCAAGCAATCGCAGGAGAAGATTGCGCTACTGGAGGCTTCCGAGCTTGGGTTACTGACGGCAATGACAAGGATGGGCCTTGGACAAAAATCAACCTGTCTTTCGGTATTGACACCATCCACGATGGGGAATCGCACGACTAATTATGGAAACAAACGAAGAACTAAAAAAGGAAATCGCATCATTGAAACGAAGGCTCACATCAGCTCTCAAGCAGAGGGATGATTGGGCGATGAAGTATGCGAAGGTCATGGAATCTTTACCTCAAGAAAAAAAATCTTAAAAATTATTTTGACATTACCGATATAAGAACTAATCTGAATGCTCAATGAACACACAATCTGAAAACATCGGCGACCTCGCAGCCGCTCTAGCAAAGGCGCAAGCGGAGGTTGGCACAGTCCACAAGGATTCCGCGAATCCATTCTTCAAATCAAACTACGCTTCTCTTGCGGCGGTATGGGAAGCAACTCGTCCAATCCTTTCCAAGCATGGCTTGAGTGTTGTCCAGCTTCCGTCTCACGACGAGTCTGGATACTATGTCGAAACCATGTTGATGCACGGGTCGGGACAATGGATCAAGAGCCGAACCTACATGAAGCCAGCAAAGGATGATCCGCAAGGAATCGGTTCGCTGATTTCGTATGCTCGCCGATATGCACTCCAAGCGGTAACGATGGTATGCCCTGACGACGACGATGGAGAAGCGGCAATGGGTCGGAACGCTCCTACTCAAAAGCCCGTAGAATCTCCGAAGCCCGTCCAGAAGGTAGAGCCAGCCAAGCCGCAGGAAAAGAAGCCTACAGAGGCTCCTAAAGCGAAAGAAACGGCATCTAAATTCAACGGCGAGAATCATCAGGCGTTATTCCAAGAGTTGATGAAGCTCGGTTACACGCCAGAAGAGTTCTTGGAAGCGCACAAGTGGGCAAAAGACGAGCGTGTTCCAGCTAAGGCAAACGACTTCTTCAAGATGTCAGACAACACTTCATCACTATTCCTTTTCGATGGCATGGATGCTATCAAGAAAACAATCGTAGCTTATAAAGCTATTGCAGAGTAACATTAACTAAATCAAATATATGGCTAAAGAAAACAGCGGATTCCTATCGAAGAACAAGTATAAGAAAGAAGACAAACATCCCGACATCAAGGGTAAAATCAATGTCGGCGGTAAAGATTACGACCTTGCCGGATGGGAAAAGACAAACGATAACGGGAAGTATTATTCCTTGAAGTTGTCCGAACCTCGGCAACAACAGGCCGAAGCGTTCTAATTTGTCGTGCGAACAAGTGGGCGGGAGTTAATGGTTTTCCTCCCGCCCACACCTCGCAATAATTTTATGGAATACCTAGTCTTAACCAAGCAGATAAGTGACGATCACTACACATTCGCTAAGTTTTTTAATGGCGAAGACGAGGTTATTGACCACATTAAATCAACCCCTCAAGACAAATTTCAAAGGGACATTAGGGTAATTTCAGAAAGCAACCTCAAGGTGACGCATGATTTTGACGACGAGGATTTGCTGGACACTTATATAGACATTCGCGCAACAGCTTTAATTGATGAAGAAAACGAATAACGACTCTTTCCTTGGACTATATGTCACCAACGATATTAAGAAATCGCTGGAGAAAATAGCAAAGTCTGAACACAGAAGCCTTTCCGGTATGGTTCGCGTTATTGTTGAACGATACCTGAGTAAACAAAAACCAAAATAAAAACCAACACATGACAACAACACTAAAGGGTTCATTCCAAACCCCTAAAGGAATAATCGAACGCACACAATTAGCGGAAATGCTTTCTGCTAAATACAAAACAGATGTAAAGACGGCACTTCGCTTGATGAAAATCTGCGAACAGGACGATGAGATTGACGAGGATTCACCAGCAAACCATTTCGAGTTGCTTGAAGAAGCCTGCGCTATCATTGCATTTGATCGTGGGGATATTGATGCAAAAGAACTGAAGATGACATTAGTGAGGGAGGAGACAAAGCAGGGAACAGAAGAGAGCATTCTTGAGGCGGCAATTACTACTGGTATGCACAATGGATATACCGCGCTGGCAGAACGCTATGAGTTCAACAACCTAACTCAATTCACCCCACGCGAAGGCGTTATCCCATGCCCAGAAGATTATGCGGCGGCTATCGGCCTTGGTGTGGACATGAGTAGCAAAGGAATGTGGCTTGCTGGCGAAGGTATCCGCCACCTATATGCCCTCGGATTCGAGAATGTCGTAACCCAAATCGCGGCTAACCTAAAGCTGTCTTACTCTCATGTATCCGCATGGGCAAGGACAGCACAACGCATTCCTATTAAGTATCGTTCGGAGATTTCTCCAACAGTAGCAGTCGAGATTGCTTGTTCTAAATACTCGGAAGATGAAAAAGAGAACAACAAGAAGGTTATCGAATTGGTAGAGAAAGCCTGCAAGGAAGGCTGGACGGCACTAGAAGCTCGCTCCCATGTCCGCATGGAGCAGGGAAAGGAACCGCTAGGCAAGGCTCCCAAGCAAGCTCCGTGGATTAAGGAGTTCGGTAGTGCGGAGGAATTGCTGATCGTCGCCAGTCAATACAACATCGGCGGTGGAGCTGGAGAGTTAGATCAATATCATTTTGTCGGGAAACTGGTGAAGATTTTCCACCAGTTGCGCGAAGAAACCCGTTCAGCGATTAAGCTAATCATCGGAGATCGCTTGAAAGCGCATGAATCTTTAGAGAAGTCTGGCAAGGCTGGTCTATTTGATGAAGACACAATCCAAGAGCTGAAGAAACTTTCCAAATGAAGACAAATAAAAACAAAAGCAAACAAATTGAAATTGAAACAGGGCCAATGGGAGAAGCTGGAATCTTGTCGCTCAAAGACATTGCGGAAAGCATCCAGAAGACCATTGAGCTGAACGATAGTGAGTTGTCAGACAAAGACGGCACACCGCTTGGCTATCAATTCCCGAAAGAGATAATCGAGAAGTTCGATGAGGCTCGTTTCCTTTGCCTGCTAACGGACGCATATCTGACATCGTTCGCGGAGTTCTTTCAAGGCAACCAGAGTGTGCAGTCTTTCCTAGAAAATCTGGATAAGATTAAGTCTGGCTTGAAGTAATGCACACACTCAACGCATCCGTCCCGCAACATATCTACGGATTCGTAGAGAAGGAGATTCTTTACGGCTTGGACATGGAAGCAGGAACGGAAGCGTGTGTGATAACTGGTGTGACTTCCATCCCATCTCGCGCCTTGCATTTCTCCATCCTGTGCGAAAGCGGAGCGCAATGGGCGAGGATTCCAATCCATTACCTGTATCACGACAAACCGGGTGATGAATACCATCCGTTAGAAGACTTGCAGATGTGGGATTGTATGGGATGGGAGTTTTCAGTTTGCCAGTATTCCTATTTCCGCGAGATGTCCTGCACATTTAGAAGCAGGAGTGGGAAAGAGATTCCTGCTAGGTATTGGTTCACGCTAGATCATACCGACAACGGGTATAGTCTCTCGCCAGTTCAGCACAAGTGCTATCACCTTCTGCTTCTGGAAGACGGCAGTTCTCAGATAGCGGCCATGCCTAACAACAGGATTAGGTGGCATGATCCGTCATTTGCGAATAGCGAATCTCCATTGCCAGCATACAAAGTAATGGCCAATTACACTTGGCATTGTGAGTCAAATGGTTTATTGAATCCACAAGATACTGCTATTACACAAGATGCCTAAACGAAAGAATGGAGAGTTGACAGAGGGAGAGAAGCGTTACTGCATGGAGCGGGTTCGCGGAAAGAGTCTCGCCAAGGCATACGAAGCGTCTGGCTACGCCGCTACGCATGGAAAATATGCGGCAATCCGAGGTGCGAAGATTGAAAACAGACCCCATGTCCAAAAGTATATGGCAGAACTTCGTGAATCTGTTTGGGTTCAGAATGCAATGAGCATCGCTGAGAAGCGTTCCCTTCTGGCTGATGTTGCGAGAGCCAAGCCAGCAGACATTACCGAGGAAAGCCCGATTGCTTCCCTGTCTATCGACGGAGAGGGTAATCGTAGCCTTCAAGGGCCAAAGATCGGTGACAAGTTAAAGGCAATCGAGCTAGACAGCAGGCTTTCCGGTGAGCTTTCTGGCGACGATAATAAGAACCAAGTTCTGATCCAGCTTGTTAATGATAGGTTGGAGATGCCAAGCATGGGGGAGGTGAAGGAAATTGAAGAGTAGCAAAGGATTATACGCCAACATTAATGCCAAACGCGAGCGTATCGCGGCGGGGAGCGGCGAGAAGATGCGGAAGGTTGGGAGCAAGGGCGCACCTACCGCAAAAGCGTTTAAGCAGTCGGCTAAGACTGCCAAGAAGTAAAAGCAAAAGGGGATTGGTTTTTAAGGCCAATCCCTGTTTTGTTTTGTGTTAGATTTTGCTTGCGTAGTTTTTTAGTAGGCAGATCACTTTATCTGCATCGGATTCTCGGTAGTTCCAGACATCTCCTATCGGCAATCCGATTTTCTTTTTGAGTTTTATTATCAGTTCAATTTTCTTCTTCGCGTTTGATGCGTGTGAAGACATTTTCTCCTCCCTTCCGTTTGTATGACAGAACCTTTCCATCTTCTGACATTATGCAGCAGTTGTCCTTGATGCGCTCGACTCCGTAAATCTCGGCGAGCGGAAGTGAATCAAACGCCCGATTCTCGTATGTTGTAGATAGTATAACCATTTTGTTGCGTGTTATTTAGTTCTGATGATCCTGTGGACACGATCAAACATCTCGCATCCGTCGATGAACCCAATCTCGTATGCGATTCTGTCTAGTTCCTTGCGGTAATCGTTGTAATTGAATCCGCATTCGTAGCCGTCTTGAAAGCCTTGATCGTATGCCTTGCGTTGCCAGTAGTCCGTGAAGACCGGATCGCATATCCGTTCATAGAATCTAGCGTCTGCATTTAGGGGGATGAGTGATAAGGCTAGTGCTGTTAGTATCTTTTTCATTTTATTCATCCTTTCCGATTGCTTTAAGTGCGTGAGCAAGAATGTCTGCCCGTGTGTCGTTTGGACTGACTACCATTGCGGCTATGTCCTGCAATGCAGTCAGCAGTCTTTTCTCGCGGGAGGTCATACCCCGTTTGCGTGTGTGTTTTGTCCAGTTGGTTTGTGTTGGTTTCATTTTGTCTTTTTGGTTTTGGGTTGTGGGTAGAAGGATGACCGGAATTTCGGAGTGTAGTTTTCGCAGGCTCTAGCTAGGCGAATGTATGCTTCTGGCGGGAGACATGTGTGTTCTGTTTTTTCGATTGCGTTCATTTTTTAAGGTATTTAAGGTTATCTTTTGCCGCTTCTATTGCTGATTCCGTTGTTAGTGGTTGATTGAATCTCCAATTATTCAGAGGGTCTTCACCACTTTTCGCGCATTCAAGACAATAGATTCCCCATCCATAGAAATGATCTACAGATCGGCCTTGAAGGTGAAACCACAAATCGGATAAAACTGATTCGGTGATTTCATCACCTTCTCGCTCATCCCAACCTGCTATTGGTTGGTAGTCTCCCGATCCTGCAATGCTATCCTCCCGCACAACGAACCATGTCTTTCCATCCTCTCTACCTTGGTCAATGTATTGGCAAGACTCATGCCATCCATTTTCGCAGTCATCATCACCACAAGACCAAGCGTTTCCAACATCTTCTGGTTCTCCTTCGTAATGAAAATCACCTTCTGCTGGGCAACCGAAAAACAGAGATTCTATTGTGGTTTCTTCTCTATTTTCTGGAAGATAGGCGATTCTTTTTGCTTCTTCTAATTCTGAACGGATTTCTTCAATCTCTTTGGCTTGCTTGCGTGAAATACATGGTTCCTCAAAGTGTTCCCAATCAACCTCTTCATCATCTGGTTCATTACCGCATTCGGAGCAATAATATGCTGGTTCCTCTGGTGGTTCCCAATATGTCCCTGCGTGTCCATATTCAATCTCCATTTGCCCTCCGCATTTTAAGCATGGAGAGTTTCTTCTCATTAGTGTTTTTTGTTTTGTTTTCATTGTGTTGGTTTATGGTTTATGGTTTATGGTTTATGTTTAACAATAGAGCAGGACATTCTCGCGTTGTGCCGTGCAACACGAATTGCATTGCAGATAGCCTTTGCACGGGGGATTGTAATGCGGATTTCGTCTAGGTTGTGGCGCTTTGAGTTCTTGATCTCGAAAGACATGAGATCGTGGATTTCTGTTAGTAGTGTGTTCATTTTGCTTCTTTGATCTTTTGAATTACGGATTCCATTTCCTTTTCGAGATAATCGGCGTCACTCTCCCCGTTGTATTCTCGGATAATGTCGATTGCTTGTGATAGGAGTGCTACCAATTCTGCGAGGTTTTCTGTTTGTGTTGTGGTTTTCATGTGTGTTTGTGTGTTCATTCTAGGATGGTTTTCATTGCTTTGACTTGTTCTTCGTCAAGGAACATGATCTTCGGGCCTTCGCCATATTCTTGGATGATGGTTATGTCGCCGCAATCATTGTCCTTGAGGATAATTGTATCGCATCCATCACAATCTGTTGTCATGGTGATTGTGTAGGTTGATCCTGTTGACCGCATTTGTTCGACTATTTCATCGCCGATTGTTTTGTTTGTTTTGGTTTTCATGTGTGTTTCTATTTTGTTGTGTTTGTTATTTCTCTTATTGCTTTGATTGATTGCTTAATATATCCCCTACTTACTGGTGATTTTCTCTGCTTCCAAAATTGCATTATTGTTAAGTAAAGGGAAGTCACGATTGCTCGCTTTGTTTCGAGTGAGAGATTCATGTGTGTTTCTATTTTGTTGTGTGTTGTGTTTGTGTTTTCATTTCGTGGAAAAGAGGCGTGTGCGATATTCTTCGATAGCTGAAGGAATGAAAGAAAGATCGAGTCTCCCGTTTTCATCCTCAGACAAGTCTATTCCTTCAAAGCGGTATTTTCGGCCTGAATAGCTTTCAAGGTGCGCTTGAAGGTGCTCCGTGTCCCGCGAGTCCCAAAAGCCCACGCCGTGGCCTGAGAGGGAGAAGTAAACATTCCCGCCGAAGCTCCGGTCTGATTCTGGCATTTCTATTTCGCGGAGTGTTAAATAGTCACGGAATCCTTCAAGAAATTGCTCCGCGCCTGCGATGAAAGCGGGGGAAAAATCATCCGGTGTTTTTTTATCCATGTAATAGTTGCCATCATCATCCGGTGCTTGGCCGAAAATAAGGGCGGATAAGAATTCGTGTGTGTCTGTTTTCATGTGTTTTATGTGTGTTTAATTGTGTGTTTATCGGCTCGGCGTTGTGCCGCTCCATGCCGCGCATCTGTGAAAATGCGCGGAGTTGGAACATCACAGAGTGTCGAGAGCCTTTTCTAATTCGCGTCTTAATGTGTGGCGAATAAGATCGGCTCTTTCTTGCGCGTCTTTCTTGATGCGCTCCGCAGTTTCCTTCGCGTCTTTTAGGATTCTTGCCGCTTGCTCTTTTGCAAGGGCGATTGTGCTTTGCTCCATTTTTCGCGTGTCTGCCCATCCCATTTGCGGGAGGAAATCAGAGCGCATATCTTTTTCTATAAATGGGAGCTGTTCAATTAACCAGTCACCACAATAGGAGTTCGGCCCTAGTTTTTCCGCCGTTTCGCGGAGTGTTTCGATTTCTTGGTTTTTTGTCATAGGATAATAAAGGTTAGAGTTGCAAGAATGATTGTGAGAATTAATAGGCGTAGGAAAAAGGTTTCTTTCGCTTGGTTGTATTGAATGCGAGAGTGTAGCTTGTTCATTCTTGACCCTCCCCGAAGATTGCAAGAATTTCCTTTCCGTTCTTGATCTCTCGCCGTGCGCTTTCAATCAGTCGGGCTTTTGTGTGGGATTCGGCGTCAAACGAATCAAGCCAAGCCTTCCCGCTTTTATATGCGGCCTTGCTAGTGCTGAACCACTCATCACGATCATTCAAGACCGAGCCAAAAACATCAAAAGCAATAAATCGCTTATTGTTTTTCGTGTCGTATGGCTTAGATCCGTTTGATTCAATGGCCCAAAAAATAAGGCTATTGTGAGAGATGCCAGAGTCAAGAATGCGAGACTTGAAGGCTTTTCTTGTGGCGGGGTCTGCCCAATGGGATCGTCCTTGCAAGTTTCGCTCGGCGTTGCTGTCGGGATAGCCCGACTCCTCACGGAATGGATAATTGCCCGAGATTCTGATTGCTTGTTCGATTTGTGGATTCATGTGGTTTCTATTCTATTGGTTTTTTCGCGGCTTGATTGCCGCACCTATGACAAAGCAACCCCCGTGCCAACTCCCGCACAGCCCACAAAAGGCCCGAAATCCTGCACAGCATTTTTCGTGCCATGGGAAGATTTTGCCGCTTTTAGGGAAAAGATTGCCTAGTGCTAGGCAAGGTTTGCCGATAGGAGGGGAACGCTACGGTTTAACAATAGGGCGGGAGACTTGGCATGGATCATGCTATGCAATAGGCAGGGGAACGCACAAAGCGAACCCGCAAACAAAAAACCAAAAGACAATATGATAATCGAAACACCCGATCAGTTCGCAATATTCAGAATCCTCCAACTCCGTGCCGCCCTCCGTTTGGAATGTGCAGGCATGAAACACTCAAGTGGAAGATCAGTCTGCCCTATCGTCAAAAAGATGTTTGGATGGAAGGGAAAGAAGGAAGCCATCCTTGCCAAACTTTGCGAGCATATCGAAACCATGAAAGCGAATGGCGCGAAATGAGAACGCACACAATGCACACGCAAAAACCCATTTTGCAAATGATCCAAACGGGGGTTGATGAAAGCGGGAGACTAGCCCCACAAATCACCATCACGAAATACAACGGCACATTGCAAGACAGGTTCGAGTGCTATCTACTGAACGCAAACGATGGAAAGGGGGGCGATATAACAAGGGGAGGCGCACCACTAAAAACATTTGAGGAATGGATGGGATCATAAGCTAGGCAAGACACGCAAGACATGAGAGACGGGAGGACGAAAATCCTCCCGTTTTTCTTGCGGCTATTTGTTCATTTATTTCTGAACAAAGTGAAATGTGGGAAGGGGAAAGGCAAGGGGCAGCGCACGGAATGGCAGGGCGAACCATGGCGGACAATCGGCAACGCAATTCCCCGCCCTATAAAAGCAGGGCATTTCCTCCCGCATCATTCCCCTTGCCAGCCAATCAAAACAATTCTAGGGGCAACCTCGCGCAATCTACTTGCAAGCTGTTTGCGTTAAGCGGCCTGCGTTTCAGTATCTTCTAGTGCTGTTATATGAAGTTATCTTGATTACCAAGGACTTATATAAGCCACCTCGTTATGTCATGCGCATGCCTTGCTCTAG